AAGACGCACGTGCCGAGGGCGACCCCATCAAGGATCTCCTGTCTGATCTAAGGAACGCACCAACAGCAATTACCAAGAACACGGACTAAAAGGAGCCACATGAGCACCACTGAACCAGCGCCCGAAGAGGAAGCAGCAGAAAGCGAGGAGGCCGAAGCTGAGGAAAGCGCGGAGGCCGAGGAAGAAAGCGAAAGTGGGGACGACGGAGAAGCTGCTGATACTACTGGTGATAGTGCTGCTAGTTAGTTTCGCGTGGCTCGCAAGGAAATGAAGATCCCCATCACCAAATCCCCCATCCACCCACTACATGCGGAAAGGAGGCAAGGCAACCAGGGTCAACCGCGTGGGGCGGTGTGACGCAATACCTGAACCATCGCAGTACCCTCTGATGCCCAACTGAGGTGGCCGCACTAGCTGGAGCAGAGCCAGGTATCTCTGATGAAGCCCTCTATGCAAAAGTGGGCTTTAAGCCTCATTCCCCTGGGCAAAAGAGTTACCTGTTCTCTAAAGTGCGGTTCAACGTACCGTGTTGTGGCCGGCGGTACGGTAAAAGCCAAGCTGCCGGCCACCGCATGACCTTCAAGTCGTTCATACCCGACTCAATCAACTGGATCGTAGGGACAACATATCGAATTGGTGAGAAAGAATTTCGAGTTGTGTGGGATGACTACCAAAAGCTCGATATTCTGAAATACTGCAAGAAGTCTTACAGTGTCCACCAAGGCGATATGAGTATCAAAACACCGTGGGGCTCGACCATCATGGTTGTGAGCGCAGACAACCCAGACACGCTACTAGGTGAGGGACTGAGCCACGTAATCATGAGTGAGGCTGCACGTCACAACGTGGCCACGTGGGAGCAGTACATCGAGCCTGCCCTGAGTGACCTGAAAGGTTCAGCCGACTTTCCCAGCACGCCTCAGGGTTTCAACTGGTATCACGGTCTTTTCATGATGGGCCAGATCGCTGAGATTGCCCCGCCAACGCCAGCACACCAGAGCAAGTACGATTTCGCGCAAGATTACGCATCGTGGCAGTTCCCTACATGGGAAAACACAGTGCGTTTCCCCGGTGGGTTTAACGACCCCGAAATCCAGCGGGTGAGGCGCACTGTGTCACCATTGTGGTTCGACCAGGAATATGGCGCTAAGTTCACCGCCATGTCTGGTTCCATCTATGACGAGTGGAACGAGAAGCGCCACATCCTCGACAGCTACGACTTTGATCCCACCTTGCCCAATTACCTCGCCTTCGATTATGGCTTCGCGAATCCCACCGTGTGTCTCGACATCCAGGTGGATACAACCAAGGACCCTCAGGTGGCTACTGTATGGCGGGAGTACTACGCGAGCAACCTGAGCACGCCGGACAACGCGCGTCACATCGTGGATCGGCCTCATCCCAAAGAATACCGTGTGGATGGTATGTGGGGTGACCCACGTGGCGCAGATGAGCAAGCCATCTATTCACAATACCTTGGCTACGGCTCCGTGATGTCCAAGGACGTGCGGTGGAAACTGAGCGTGGAACAGATCAAGCGCATGTTGGCTGCCAAGCCCACACAACTGAGAGTCACGCGTAACTGCACGAATCTCATCAGGCAGATCGCGAATCTGCACGTGAAGGAGCTGAGCAAGAACGCCAAGTTCGATCTGCAAGAGCTGTCTCTCGGTGGTGACGGGAACATCCAGCATAAAGTGGATGATCACGCCGCAGATGCCCTGCGTTACTTCATTGGCCCGTATTTTGTCATGGGCGGCAACATCCGCCTAAGCGACGTGTACGGTCAAAGCTACGTAGGGTCTGAGAGTCACGAGTTCCTCAAGCTCCACAGGCAAGTGATCCTCGACGATCTGGTGACCCTCTAATCATGGCACTGATACCCCGCAGCCGCAAGCGCAAGCCACAGGTGGCAGGGGGTGAAGCGCGTAAGGTCAAACGAGGCACCACCTACCAAGCCGGGAAGACTGCGCTGGCTGACATCCCACGTGTAGACCTCAATACTGAGCGTGGGTCCAGCCAGCCAGTTTTTATCAGGGAGATTGTACCGGAGCTATCGAGTAGTTACCAGCGCATCCAGACCTATGCTCGCATGATGACTGACGCAGGCGTGGATATGAGTGTGCGCTGCGTGAAGACTCCGGTGCTGGGCGCTGAGTTCTTTGTCGAGCCCTACAGTGATGACCCCACCGATCTTCTAATTGCACAGTTCGTGTGGGAGAATCTCGCGAAGGGCATGAGCGCCCCATTCCTCAACTGTCTTGAGGACATCCTCCACTTTTATGAGGATGGTTTCGCTGTGGTCGAAAAGGTGTACGAGAACCGCGAGTGGTCGCCAAACGCGAAAGGCGCTAACACACGCCAGTACACCATGCTCAAGAAGCTGTCACCCAGACCTGCCAACACCATCAAGGACATCGAGTATGACAAGAACGGTGGTCCTGTCAAGGTAACGCAGACGGCCATCAGGCCAGGTGGTGACACAGAGGACGTGGACATGGACATCAGCAAGGTGATGATCTTCACGTTCGGCAAACAGGGTGGGGATCTCAAGGGGAAGTCACTCCTGCGCACAGCGTATGCTCACTGGTACTACAAGACGCATCTCTACAAGATCGATGCGATCCAGAAAGAGCGACACGCTATCGGCATTCCACGCGGGAAGATGTTGGAGGGAGCTAACGCAGGTGACAAGGAGTTCCTGCGTACGATGCTGAGGAACCTCAGAACAAATGAGGAAGCCTTCATCATTGAGGTTCCCACCATCGAGGTGGATTTCGTGCAGTTGTCTGGTCGCCCTGTAGATGTCATCGACTCGGCAGAACATCACAGCACGATGATTCTGCTGAACGTCATGGCCCAGTTCCTTGCCCTCGGACTCCAGACCGGGGGCGGGAGCAGGGCCGTGGCGGGTAGTGGTAGTGACATCTTCATGAAGAGCCTGAAGTACGTGGCCAATTACATCACCCAGGTAATCAACATGTATCTGGTGCCTGAGCTGGTTGTGTGGAATTTCCCAACCACGAACTTCCCTGCTCTCCGTGTGAGGAACATCGGTGAGACACGGGATCTTCAGATGTTTGGTGCGGCTGTGGCCAACCTACTGTCTCAGGGAGGCATCACTGCTGACCTACCCACAGAGAACTGGCTCCGTGATGTGTTCGATATGCCACACAAACCTGAAGGCTCGGTTGGCCTTGCTCAACGTCAGGACCAACAAATTGGGGCGGACGGCCAAGCGAATGGTGCAGGCACACCCCCTGTGCGGGGTTTTGAACCGGGGGGCGCGAAAAATGGGCAAGGTGGGATTACACCTAATGCAATTAAGACAGGGAATGTAGGGAAGCCGCCGGGAGCGGCTGAGTAATGCCCACCCTCACAATGAAGCCAAGGTGCCTGCACCACTACTTCGTGAAGGAGAATTCGTCTTTGTACTACGTTCTCGATTACGATCCAGACAAGAACTTCTATCGTGTTGAGAACTGCAAGACCAACAAGCGGTTGAAGGTGAACTCCGACTTTCTGAGAGAGGAGGTGAAATGGATAGATGCTAGAAGCAGCAGTAGTTGAAGCTCCCACACTATCCAAGGATGATGGGAGCGTGTGGATCGAGGCTCTACCGGCGCGTATTTACCACACACCGCAGTACGGGCCTGTAGCGGTCAGTCCAGAGAACCTCCGCAACATGGTCGCGAATTTCGAGTCCAACGTGCGTGGGCAGGATGTGGCCATGAACTTCGATCATGGCATGGATCGTGCGAAGGGTAATCAGGCGAGTGGCTGGTTCCGTAAGCTGGAGATTCGACCAAGCTCTAGTGACCCCGCATTGCAGAGTCTCTACATCCTGGCTGAGTTGACCGATGAGGCCAAGGCAGAGGTCAAGGCTAAGAAGTGGAAGTACTTCTCACTGGAGTGGGACGATGACTGGATGGACAATCAGGGCAACATGCACAAGGATGTCGTGATTGGCGGTGCTCTCACGAACAAGCCCATCGCCAAGAACGTCATGCCCATCAACTTCAGTGAGGCTCTCTGGGAGTCTCTAGACTACGAGACAAAGAAGGCGTTTGCTGTGTGGTCAACAGCATTCGTGAATGACCTGCCTGACTCGTCGTTTCTCTACATCACTCCAGGTGGCAAGAAAGACGGTGAAGGCAAGACCGTCCCCAGGTCGCTGAGGCATTTGCCCTATAAGGGACCCGGTGGCAAGATCGATCTACCGCATCTGAGGAACGCAATTGCTCGTATCCCTCAGATGAAGGGACTGAGTGAGTCACTCAAGTCCTCACTTCAATCACGAGCACGTAGGCTCCTGGGTGCAAACTCCAAAGCATTGAGTGAAGAGGTCAGAGGTGCAATGGAGTTGCTAACCGCAGAGGGCTTTGATGTGCTTGATGAGTCGAAGGAGTGGGAACATAGTGAGCCCGGTACTGGATCGCCGCCTCAGCCTCGCACAGATGAAGACGGCTCGGATGACATCGCAATCCAGCAAGGGTGGCGTGTGGAAACGCCTGCGATTGAAAGGCCAGAAACACCCAAGACAAGTGACCAAGCAACAACTACGAATGGAGCGGGAGGAGGTAACGGTAAATTGACGCCTGAGCAGGAGAACGAACTAAGGAAGGCACTGGGCATCGCGGATGACGGTGACATCGTGGAGGCTGTGAAGTTGCAGTCTGGCGAAGTAACTGAGTTGCGTCGCAATGCTGACGCGATCACCCAGGAGAAGAAGTTCGCTGAGGACTACCCTGCCTACTGGGGTGAGCATCAGAAGCTCATGACACGTGATCGCGAGAACTCGGCTCGGCAGTTCAGCGAGTCTGTGTCTCGTGTCCGCAAGGCAGAGGGCTTTGGTCTGCGTGAGACAGCAAAGGGACTGAGCATGATGTCTCTCACCAAGATCAAGGATCTGCATCTGCACTTCGCGGAGGGCACAGCTACGCAGGAAGAGTTCGAGGAGTGCATCAAGACCATCGTCAACGGTGGGATCGTGGAGTTCGGTGAAGTGGGTTCGTCGTCTGTGGATGATGTGCCGCTCATCGACACAAGCTCCGCTGCTGGCATTGCTGGCGCACGCAAGCTGTTCGCGGAAGTGATCCAGAAGATGCAGTTGGAGAATCCCGAGTGGGAGTACACCAAGTGCATGAGTGAGGCTGCCAAGAAGCACCCGGATCTGGCAGAGGCATACTCCATTCCGATCGCTGGCTAAGCCATACAAAGGAGGTGGTAACACATGGCAACTGGTAACTTCGTTCTGGACAAGGGCTACCGTGCCGCAGGTGCCCTGACCAAGTTTCGTGCGGTGAAGTTCTCTGCCGCCGAGACCGTCACGCCCTGCACAGCAATCACAGATCAGATTGCTGGTATCGTGCAGTTCGGTGTGACCGCTGGTGAGTTGGCCAAGGGCAAGGGTGCCTTGGTTCGCACGATGGGTCAGTCGGAGATGGAAGCCGCTGCTGCTATCACTGTCGGGGCTGCCGTGTGCATCAACGCGAGCGGTCAGGCCACTGTGGCTACTACTGGTGCCCGTGTTGTTGGTACGTGTGTCGGACATCCCGCAGCTACCGCTGGCGATCGTATCACTGTTCGTCTGGCTGTCGGCGGAGCGCTGTCGCCCTAACCATCTACTGACAAAAGGAGGTGAGCAACTAGATGTACGATCCCGGCACTCTCTACTCCGATCCTATTCTAACCAACTTCTCTGTTGGTTACAAGGATCAGGCGTTGTACGGGGATAGGATCTTCCCCGTAACCCCGGTGAATACGCAGTCAGGCAGATACCGCGTGTTTGACAGGTCGAACTGGCTGATCTTCGAGTCGGCACGTGAGCCTGGTGCTGTGGCGAACGAGATCCTCGGTGCAAAATGGAGCGAGGACACGTTCTACACACGCGAGCGATCACTGCAAGTCCCGATCTACGACGAAGAGCGGCAGCAGCTCACATCGCAAGGCGGACTCGCAAATGCCACGTTCGGTGGCGCGCTTCAACTCAACCCGGAAGTGGACGCAACAGCCCTGGCCACACGCTCAATTCTGTTGGACCAGGAACTCAAGGTGTCCACTCTCACACGCGACACAGCGCAGTATGCAGCGAGCAACAAGGTGACGCTGACTGGTGCGCAGCAGTGGAATGACTACACGGGTGGCACTGCGTCTACGTCCAACCCCGTGAACGACATCATGGTGGGAATGCGTGCTGTATATGCTGGCACAGGTCGCTATCCCAACACGCTTGTCATTCCTGCCCTGGGAATGTCCTACATCACCAACCATCCGCGTGTGGTGGATCGCTTCAAGAACTTCGCTCTTACAGCGGACAACGCATTCAACACGTTGACTGGGTTCCAAGGCACAGTCCTGCTAGTGGACTCCGTGTACAACACAGCCAACAACATCGATGCCACCGTCACTGTCGCGTCCTTCTGGGGCAAGGACGTGTGGCTGGGTATTGTCGATCCTGGGCTGGGCCTCAATCAGTTCACGTTCGGCAAGACCTTTGCACAGACGTATCCCG